AATTTTAAATTGGATATTATTTGTTATATTTAATATACCTTGCAACTCTTTTAAGTGTTCATCAGATATTTTGTCAACCTTAGGCTTAAGGTCAACCATTTTTTCTTTTTTCATATTTAATTTAATTTAATTTATAATTTGTTTTATTATATTGCGTGGATATAGCTTCCAAAATAAACTATAATTCCACCGTCAGTATCATCAGCCGCTAAAGAAACTGAATCCCAATATCCATATATTGTTATACCTATTGGAAAAATTTGACTACTATTCATAGCTTGACCTCCTATACCCTGTCCGTTAATATACATATCGCGTATGTTAGTTCCAGGTATTCTTTTACCTCCTTTACGAAAAGCAATTATTTCATTGTTTGTTATAGCGACAGAAGCGCTTATTTGTATTTCTTTAGTATTATCGCCGTCTGGATCTAAAGCTGAAACAGTTCCATGCTTCACTCCTGTAGCACCATCATAAACTAAATCGCCAACTTCAATTTGATCAGTTTTCTTTACATAATTTTCTTGATCAAATATAATTTTATTTGTAGTGGCATTGCTTTGATTTACAGTTCTATACAAGCTTCCAAGTAAATGAGAAGTACTGAAGCTGCCCCATATTAATCCATTTTTTGGAACTAACTCATCTATTGTTGTATTAGCTAAAAACTGTATGCCTATAATAGCTTGCCCTTCTGGAGCTGTTACCGTTTGAGCTGCTGTGTCTGCAAAAGTTGATCCTATTATTCTTGAGGGAAAATCTGTTCCATTTATCATAATTATTTATTTTTATTTTGTTCTTGATTCTTTTTAGACGATCCGCCGAAAAAGAAATCGACTACCGTATTAACTTTAGCACTCATAGCTCCAAATATAGTAGAAATAAAACTTATTTCAAATTCACCCATTTCAATATCCCCCATTACGAAGAATCTAAACATCATGAAACTTAATCCAAAGTATGCTGCTGTAAATAATGTCGCAAGGACCTTTTGAATAAACGCATCGTCTTTATACATATCACGAGCGCTTTTTCTGTCTTCGACCTCTTGCTTGAAAGCTTCTGTTTCGGCATCGAGTAGTAACCGTCTAAGAGCGAGTTTTGCTTCATCTCTTTCTTTGTCTGTTGTAATAACTTT